GTGAGCACGGTGACCACTGTGACCACCGTCAGCACTCTGACGAACCAGTCGCAGCTCGGCGGCTTTGCTGCCAACGACCAGATTCCGGCCCTGATGGCGATGAGGGCAAACGACTTGCGCTCGAACATCTCCGTCACCTGAGAGACAACCATGCCCACCACACAAGGGAATCGTGCAATCCTCGACACGCCGGCATGGCAGTTCATGTCGCCGCTGCCGGTGGCCACTGCGGCCGGTGCGTTCATTGCCGGCAGCCGGCACTTCCGGCAGCAACAGCTCTACGTCTCGTCGGCCACCGTTGCGTACCTGCACAATCCGCAACATGGCGGCTGGGTGCAGGTGCCGTCTCCGGCACTGGCGACCGCCATCGGTGCCGGTGCAGCCGGGTGTTCGTCGGCGTGGTCCACCGGCTCGACCGTCGGTGCGGCGTCACTGACCGCTACCGGCGGCACAACGACGACCATCGTCACCAACCAGACGCTCGCCCGTGATCTGCGCGGCTACCAGGTCCATATCCTCTCTGGCCCGAATGCCGGCGCAACGCTCGACATCGTCTCGAACACGATCGGTGCTAACGCCACCATCACGGTGGCGACTCAGGCCTCGGCGTTCACCGCATCGACCGTCTACCGCCTGCTCACGCCGCGCTGGTACGTCGTTGCATCCGGCACGCTCGCGGCCGGCAGCTTCCGCGTGTACGACTTCGCCACGAACACCTGGACATCGCTGACCATCACCGGCCTGCCGGCCACCATCGCGACCGACGGCAAGTTGTTGGCAACGCCAAGTTTCGATAACGGCGCGTATCTGTCGATGGCCACCGGCACGGCCACTGCGGGCGGTGCTTCCAACATCGACAATTCCGGCAAGGCGTGGACTGTCAACCAGTGGGCGAACTACCAGATCCGCATCACTGCAGGCACGGGTGCCGGTCAGATTCGGACCATCTCGTCGAACACTGCCACCTCGATCACCGTCTCTGCAGCGTGGACGACTGCCCCGGATGCGACCAGCCAGTACGCCATCAGCGGCAACGACGACTTCCTGTACTACATCGGCAACGGCGCGGTCACGATGTACCGCTACTCGATCAGCGCGAACACTTGGACGACGCTCTCGCCGACTGTGGCTCGAGGTGGCGCGCCGGGTGCTGGCATGTCGGCGCACTGGGTGTCGGCTGCGACAGAGTCTGACTGGACGGCCGAGAACGCCATCCAGAACGGGCGCTACATCTACTCGTTCCGTGGTGCCGCCGGCACCGGCCTCGACCGCTACGACATCGCCGCGAACACTTGGGCCGCCATCACTTACGGCCCCGCCACCGAGACGTTCACCACCGGCAGCAAGTGGGAGATCATCGAAGGCAACATCTACGGTATGAAGGACGCCACCGGCCGCTGGTTCCGGTTCAACGTGGCCACCAGCATCATGGACGGGTGGCACACCCGGCTGTTCCCTGATTCGACGGCCATCATCGGCGACACCGCCTTCACGCTGTCCTACGTCGATGGTGCGACGCGAATCTGGTACCTGTACCAAGCGTTGAACACCTCCAACATTGTCCTGCGCGCAATGGTGTTCTGATGACTCTGGCCGCCATCAAAGACATGCTCACGCGCCGGCTGGCACGTTTGGGCGAGTTGCGGACCTCTGCGGAGAGCCTCGGCGACCTGGAGCGTGTTGACCAGCTCACCGTCGAGATCGAAGAGACCCAGAGCACGCTAGACGCGATTCAGCCGCTGCTGGTCTAAGCCATGCTGATCACCCTGCTGCAGAGCGGCTCTGGCGGCGGCGGGGCAACGCTCAACGGTCAGACCACGTCGGTCAACGCCAGTCTGATTGCTGGTGCTCTGTCCGGTGCGGCCCAGTTTGCTGGCGCGATTGTTCTGGCGACTGCCACCCTTGTCGGTGGCTCGATGGTCGGCGGGGTTGGTTCGGTCACGTTCTCTGGCCAGACGCTGACGACAACCGCCAGCCTGACGGCCGGTTCCGCAACCGGTGCCGCGCAGTTCAGTGGCCAGACGCTGACGGTGACTGCCAGCACCTTGTCGGGGGTTGTGACTGGTGCGGCGGCGTTCAGCGGACAGACCCTGGCAACGACGGCAACTGTCATTGCCGGGAACATGCTGGTCGGCACGGTGTTTGCCGCACAAGTGGTATCTGCAACGTGTGCCGTCATCACTGGTTCAATGGTTGGTGGTGATGGCGGGTCTGCTCCGGCATCCGGTGCAGATGGGCGTCCGCCCAATTCAACAAGTGGTCGCCCAAGCATGCAGGCCGGTTCACGTCCGTCCATGCGCGTAAGCACGAGGCCTCGGAGGTAGTCATGCCGGTTTCTGTCATCACGCCGCCAGCGGTCGAACCGATCTCGCTGGCCGAGGCAAAGACGCATCTACGAGTCACCACGGCCGACGAGGATTCTCTGATCGGAATGCTCATCACGGCGGCTCGCGTGCATCTGGAGAACGACACCGGCCGGAGGTTCATCACGCAGACGGTCGAGACGACCGCCGATGACTTTGGCGATGCGGTGGTTCTGCTTGAGGGGCCGGTGCAGTCTGTGGTCTCGGTGACGTACTACGACGAAGTCGGAACGCTGCAGACGCTGTCTGGTGCCAACTATGGCCTCGACATCGAGAGCACTCCTGGCTATGTGCTGCCCAAGGTCGGCGATGCTTTTCCCAACACGCAGAACCGAGCCAATGCGGTGCGCGTGCGCTATGTCGCCGGCTATGGCACTGCCGGATCCAACGTCCCGGCGCCGCTGCGGGTTGCCATGCTGCTGATGATCGGTCATCTCTACGAGAACCGCGAGGCCGTGACTCAACAGAATCAGGGCGCGACCATCGAGATGCCAATGGGCGTGGCTGCGCTGTGTGCGCCCTATCGCGTGCTCTACGTCGTCTGATGCGCGCTGGCAGCCTCGACACCCGCGTCACCATCGAGAACAAGACGGTGACACGCGATGAATTTGGCGCAGAGGTCATCATTTGGGACACCTTTGCGGTTGCTTGGGCAGAAGTGAAGGATGTGAACTCGGTCGAGCGGTTTGACCAGGCGATCCGCACGCTGACAAGGATGACGATGATCAAGATGCGCTATGTCGCCGGGGTCACCTCCGACATGCGGATCCGCATCAACGCCGATGGCCGTCTGCTGGCTATCACCTCGATGTCGCAGATTGGCCGTCGCTACGGCTGGCAGTTTGCGTGCGAGGACTACAGTGTCTGAGGATGTTTCAATCAGCGGTCTGAAAGAGCTTGACCAGGCGCTGCGCGAGCTGCCCGTGAAGTTGCAACGGAACGTGCTGCGGTCGGCGTTGCGCGCCAGTGCCAAAGTGGTTGCTGACGAGGCCAAGCGCATGGTCCCTGTCAGGACCGGAGCGTTGAGGGATTCGATCCGAGTGACGTCGCGCTTGGTGCGTGGTGTGCCCACTGCCAAAGTGGTGGCCGGTAGCAAAGGCAAGAATGGGGTCTGGTATGCCCACCTCATCGAGTTTGGCACCAAGTCCCACATCATCGAGACCAGCACCAAGAAGTCGTTGTCGATTGGCGGCAATGCGGTCGAGAAGGTCATGCACCCTGGCGCACAAAAAAAGCCGTTCATGCGGCCGGCGTTTGACTTGCGCAGCCAGGATGCCATTGAGCGGTTCAAGGAAGTTGTCCGTGCCCGTCTGACCAAGGCTGGCATCGACATCCCTGACACGGCGCCAGAGGACGACTGATGCGAGCCGAGAAAGTGATCAAGACGTTGCTTGGCAACGCCGCTGGCGTCACTGCTCTGGTGGCGCAGCGCGTCTATCCGGGCGTAGTGCCGCAAGGCACGGCGCTGCCTGCCATCAGCTACGAGCATGTCTCAACGGTCCCGCTGCCAACATTGACGATTGGCACGAACCTGGTGCGGACACGCATCGAGGTGACGGCGGTCGCCAAGACCTACGCGGCACAGAAGTCGTTGCTCGAGGAGATTCGCAAGGCGCTTGACTACCAGCGCGGGACGGTCGCCGGGGTGGAGGTGGTCTCGATCATGCGAGACAGCTCCGGCCCGGACTTGCGCGACGACGATTCGGGACTGTTCTGGCAGTCCACCGACTTCATGGTGGTTCACCGTGAAACCTGATCCGCACCATCGGATCGTGACCTGCCCGCTGTGAGCGGGCTTTTTTTTGGGAGTGTGTCATGCCAATCGCCACCGGAGTTGCAAAGGTCGTGGCCTACAAGTTGGAGACGACCTACGGCACGGCGGCCATCGGAACCGGTGGCCAGGTGCTTCGTCGCGTCAGCAGTGACTTGTCACTGAGCAAGCAAACCTATCAGTCGAACGAGATCCGCACCGATCAACAGATCGCGGATTTCCGTCATGGTGTGCGGTCGGTTGACGGCACCATCAGCGGCGAGCTGTCGCCGCGAGCCTATGCCGATTTCATTGCCGCCGCCCTGCGCCGCAACTGGACGACCGGCGCATCGGCTGCATCAGTGTCGGTGACCATTGCGGGCACCGGTCCGACCTACACCATCACTCGCGCTGCTGGCAGCTACTTGACCGACGGTTTCAAAATCGGTGACGTGATTCGCTTGACGGTGGGCACGCTGAACGCCGCCAACATCAACAAAAACCTGTTCATCACTGCCTTGACCGGCACGGTGGCCACGGTTCGAGTGCTGAACGGCACTGCAATGGTGGCGGAAGGACCAATCACCGGCACCACCGTCTCGGTGGTCGGCAAAAAGACCTTTGCACCAGTCAGCGGTCACACCAACCAGTCGTTCACCATCGAGCACTGGTTCCCGGAAGCTCCGGCCTCTGAGGCTCACACCGGCTGCCAGCCGACCAGCATCGACATGAGCCTGCCTGCCACTGGTTTGGCAACCATCGGCATTGGTTTTGTTGGCCAGAACATCGTCACATCGACCACGCAGCAGATGACTTCTCCGACCGCCGCGCCGACGCAGGGTGTCTGTGCCAGCGTCAATGGTGTGTTGAGTGTGGGTGGCAACGTGATTGCCACGGTGACCGGAATGACCATCAACGTGGCCAGCGACCGCACTGGTGATGCCGTGGTCGGATCCAACGTCATTCCCAGCCGGTATCCCGGTCGCATCTCCGTGAGCGGGCAGCTCACTGCTTACTTCGAAGATGTGACTCTGCGCGATGCTTTCATCAATGAGTCGGAAGTGGCGGTGCTGTTGGCGCTCACGTCCGACAACACTGCCACCTCGGAAGTCCTGTCGATTGCATTGCCGCGCGTCAAGCTGGGCGGCGCGAGCAAGGACGACAGCACGGGCGGCATCGTGCAGACCATCCCGTTCCAGGCGCTGTACAACTCTGCCGGCGGCACTGGCATCGCCACCGAGCAGACCACCATCTCGATCCAAGACTCGGCTGCGCCGTAGTCCCCCTAGCACGGACCCTTTCCCTATCGCCTTTTCGCGGGGGCGGGAGGGAAAGGGCACCGGCATTCCACTCCGCGAAAGGAATCCAATGACTGACATCCGTGCAATCAAGAGTGTCCCCTCGGCCAAGGTCGAGATCCGTGACGATGAAGGCGCGCCGACTGGCGTGTTCTTCGAGCTGGCTGGTCCGACGCATCCAAAGCGCAAGGCCATCGCCATGAACACGCAGCGCAAGCTGCAAGCGCAGTACCAGAAGACGGGCAAGTTCACGCTCGATGACCCGGAAGATCAAGAGGCGAAGAACCGTGAGAACCTCGCGGCCTTCACGCTTGGGTGGGAAGGCTGGACCGAGAACGGCAAGCCTGTGCCGTTCAGCCAGGAGGCGGCGTTGGCGCTTTATAGCGATGACTCGATGACTTGGCTGGTGGAGCAGCTCACCAAGGCGCTCAATGAGAGCGAGATTTTTATGGTGCGCTCCGCGAGTCGCTGATCGCGCACGCGAGAGCGCAGTTTGACCTGGGCCGGCGTACCAAGGACGGTGCGACGGTCCGCGATCATCTGATGGCGGCCGCGCAGGCCGGCGCAACGCCGCCGGAGTTGCATCTTCCGCCGCTGCCAGTTTGCGCCGAGGCGTTGTGGGGTGTGTTCCTTGACCTCAACAACTGCCGCGACGTGGGCATGGCCATCTCACCCATCAAGCCGTCTGAGGTGCTGGCCTACCAGCGCCTGCACGGCGTGCGTTTCAACCCGTGGGAAGTGGACACATTGGCCGCGCTTGACCGTGTGGCTATGGAGTCGATGAGGACCGAATGAGCACTGTTGCAACTCTCACCATCGAGATGGCGGCGAACGTCGCTCGTCTGCAGGCCGACATGGCTCAGGCGAAACGCACGGTCGATGGCGCCATGGGTCAGATCCAGCGGTCTGCCCAGATGGCGCAGCGGGCGCTTGCAGCAATCGGTGTGGGGTT